CAAGGTGGGTAAATTCTGTTTGGCCAAAAGGGTCAAAGTAGAGTGGCTTTTCCACTTGGCAGAAACAAGGGCTAATGCTTACGCAGACGGTATTGTAACAGAGGCGGAGCAGAACGCAATAAACGAGGCGCAGACGAGATTGGATGCGTTACGGATCGGTTCCCAGAACCTTATATCCAAAAAAATGATGTTGAAGTGGAATGAGAAGAACAAGAATATTGCGGTCTGGGGGCAGGATGAAGACGGAATATATTTGGACGTAGCACCGAAATTGTTGTTTAACAATATTACAACTGAAGCGCATAATCCTGTTTTTGACATTAAATTCAAGGCAAATACACAATATGTGTTGTCTGTGGAATGGAAGCACAAAAGTCCTAATCCGGATAATACTGGATTAGGACTTTACATCGAATATGACGATGGAACACGAAGTAATGTATTTCTTGCAAAAGATATAAAGACTAAAACAATAACAAATGTAATATCTGAGGCAGGTAAAACTATAAGCAAAATATATAGTGGATATGGTAATGGTGATATTAATGCGTTAATCTACAACATCTCCCTAATCGAAGGCAATAAACCCCTGCAAGGCTTTCCAGTAGCAGAAGAAGATCAGACCGGAGCAAATAATGTGAATCTGGCGGATGGGACGAAGGAGGTGGTGGTTGGACCAGGTAGTAATTGGGCATATAAAATTCTTGAAATACCAAAAATAAAGCCCAATACGGTATATTACGTAAGTTTCAATGCGGAGAATTTAGCGGGTAGTCCGTCGGAATATAGCGCAGTTTTATATGGTAAAGGAACAGTAGGAGCATTATCATTACAATATAAGGAATATTCAAAAAATGGACATGTTATAATCTCAACAAATAATTTTGATGAGCAGGAAGGAGAATTATTGCTATATGCAGGAAAAGTAGGAGCCACAGCCAACAATAAAGTAAAATTCACCGAAGTGATGCTAGTCGAAGGTTTCCTGCCCGCCCCTGTTTGGACTCCTTCTTTCTCCGAGCAGCAAGCAGAAATAAATATAACAAAAGGATTGATCGAAAATAAAGTATCTCTAGATGTCTATAATGAAAATGATCAATTAATAAAATCAGATATTAGCAATTTACAAGTTAGTTACAACCAAATTTCTTCTACAGTATCTAAAATTATAAATGGTACCCAAGAAATATCTGGTGTTGTAACACAAAGTAATTTCGTTACAATTTTTTCTTCAAATAAAAATGCATTAGGGCAAGAAGTTATTGAATCTATTAATGTTGGCGGAGGAGGCGTTACAATTGATGCAAGTAGGATTAATCTTAATGGAGCTATTAGTGCAAACGGGAATGTTCAGATTACAACAGATGGAAAACTTATTGCAGTTAACGGAGAGTTTACAGGAAAAATTACAGCGACAGAAGGAAGATTTGGGAACCTTAAAATATCGGGGAATAAATTTGTGGCTGAATCGGGAAATGGAATAGAATTTTCATCACCAGGATCTGGTTATACAAGAATCAATACGATTGGGACGAATATATCAATTAAGAATGATAGCGGTGTCTGTTTGGCATTAGACGGCCGTGGCAAGGGAGGTTCAAATACGGCATGCTTGAATATCATCAATGACGAATATGGGAAAGCTATAAATTCTACCGGAAGTGCAGAATTCATTTTGAAAACGGGTGGAAGCATTTTGTTCATGTCAGAGTCAAGTAGGCTATATAATATACAGATATTATCCGATAGAACTACATTTGAGAAACCTGTATATTTTAAAAATTTAACTGAGGCCCCTTCTTCAAATTATTATTTATGCATAGATAGAAAAACCAAACAATTGTATTACAGATAAATTATAAAAAACATGGAAATTAACTATTTTATTTCAGCAAAAGCAACGGCAACGGTACAGAATATAAATGTATCGCTGAGTGCAGAGTATCAAAAAGAGCAAGCACCGGAAGTTATCTCCGTAGTAGCAAACGGATACTTGGACGACGGGAAGAAATTCATGAATGCAACCCTTAAATACAATCCTAAGTCCGAGGATTTCAATTCGATTAACGGATCAAATGTTGACTTGGGTATTATTCAGGAAATTGTTCCGCTAATTACGGAATTTTATAGAAAGATTACTGAAACATTCACTAACTACTAACAAAATGAAATATAGATTCGACGCAAAAAATGTATTTGCAATTGATTTATTGGGTAATAATTATATTCAATTGCTGGAAGAGAATCAAAATAAAGGCATTCATCAACTTATCGGGAATGCTGTTTATGTATGCACAAATACGATTGAAATGCATGAGATTGCAAAAAAGATATTCAACGGGGAAGCGGTGGATATGAATGAAAATGAGACAGAATTATTCAAAGCCTCAATAATGGATTCAACCTGGCATGTTTTTATTAAAAACGCTATTATCTCTGCAATCAGAAACAAATAAAAAAAGAGGCCGCCCTCGCGACCTCTATAAATATTTCCCAAGCAACCCCAAGCCAATCTTATATTGCAAGTTTACAAAGTTTTTTTGAGAATACAAAAGAATAATTTAGAAATATAAAATAACATGAACAAAGAGGAATGGAGACGGTTAATAACCGAAACACTGAAAGAAACAGGCTTGTACTCTGACAATGCAAGAGATCTTATCATGGGGACGTTTGCTCAGGAAAGCAATTTTAAGTACACCCGGCAAATTGGCGGTGGTCCGGCTTTAGGATATGGGCAGATGGAGCCGACAACCTTCAGTGATATTGTGGTTAATTTTCTCCGGCATAAACCGGAACTAATGGGGAAAGTAATGAAAGCATCCGGAGTTGTCACTCTGGAGCCTGAAATGCTTGTAGATAACAAAAAGCTGATGATCTGTATGACCCGCATACATTATTTGCGTGTAAAGGAGGCATTACCTTCGAATAAGGATGTTTGGGCTATGGGTGAATACTGGAAACAATATTACAATACGCCATTAGGCAGAGGGACCGTTAAGGAGTTTGTTGAGAACTATAAAAGATATTGTTTATAACAATGTTTCGGGAGGGGATAGAAGTACCACATTTAAATTAAAATTATGAGTGAAAGAAACACAATTTCGGCAATGGTATCAGTATTCATGAGTGGTTTTATGGATTTTATTGAGCCTTTAAAATGGTTTATGCTGCTTGCACTGATATTAATTATTGTAGACCTAAGGTTTGGGATAGCAGCAGCTAGGAAAAGAGGTGAAAAGATCCGGTTTTCACGGGCAGGGAGAAGGACTATTAATAAGATGGTAGATTACTTATGTTGGATTCTTCTTGCCGGGGCTATTGGAAAAGCATTTGGGATACCTTTTGATATTCCGTTACTTCCTTCGATTGTTTTATTGGTTATATATGGTTTTGAAATAAATTCTTGTTATGGGAATTACTTTGAAGCTCACGGTCGGCATGTAAAGGTCGATATTTTTAAATTTTTCAGGCGGAAGTCTGATATTATTGACATAGAAGAAAAAACAGAAAAATGAGGATAATAATTATACTGATAGCCCTTTCTATATTCTCCTGCCGGAGTATTCAGTACGTGCCGGTAGAGACAGTAAAGACAGAGAAAGAATACATTGACAAGATAAAGCGGGATAGTATCTATGTACGCGACAGTGTATTTGTTCTTGTTAAAGGCGATACAGTTTTCAGGGACAAATATCATATTGTGTATCGTGATAGGCTTATGCATGATACGGTAAATATAAGCAAAACAGATAGCATCGCGGTCCCCTATCCGGTTGAAGTTGTAAAAAACAAAGTACCAAGCATTATGTGGTGGCTTATCATTTTACTGGCAGCATTCAGTATACCGTCTGTATTAAAGATTATCCGGTTTATCCGGGGCAAAATATAAAAAGAAGCCCCACTTCAAAAATATAGCGTACCACCACTACATCCTGTCTGTAAGACTTCTTTCGGGGAGTTTTACGGACAGGATTTTTATTGGTTGCACTTTTTTGAGAAAAATTTATGAAAAAATTACAAAGACCGAGTACGATGGTGCGTAACAAACAAGTTATCAGCATATATGAAGAATTAAAAAACTCAGAAAAATATTCAGATTTTTTCCATTTGCTTCCACGTTCTTTCATATATGATAAAATAAAGGAACAGACCGGGCTGTGTCACAAGACAATTGCTGACATACTAAATCACCGCGAAAAAGAAGAGTGAATATGCCCGGATACTACCGAGCAATTAATTATGAAAAAACAATTTCTAATTGTTTCAATAAATCTTCGAATTTGTCTGCATAGTATAATGGTTGTGTTTCTTTGGGATTCGACGGGTTAATCTGGTTCTCTCCAAAACCGGCAGCTTTTTCAGTTAAAGATTTGAAATACTTAATTTTACCATTTGATGATGGACGTTGAAGCTCTTTTATGAAACCGGCCCCTATCATCTTTTGGTTAAATTCCCTGGTACTAATTTGTACGCCGTGTTGTTGTAGCAAGACTGTGGGAGCCAACAACTGGCCTTTAGAATGCGTGTAATCCGGTGTAGGTAACCCTAACGGATCTCCGACCTGTTTAAGCATGAATAAAGTAGATGAATCATTTAGGTTAAGTATTTCTCTCACACCTTTGACCCATTCAAGGGAAGTTTTTATTCTTGTAGGGGTTGGATTCAAACTTATATTTTCTGCTGCCTTATGGAATACTTTCCGATATACTTCAAATACCGGACGTACTTTTTTGACTATAAAATATTCAAGACATGATACTGAAATAAAATAGTCTATTTTAGGATTTGGGTTAATCCATTGAGAATCAGGTTGCGGATTTTGCCGGAGCGATACGAAATCTTCCTTCTCAATAAAATCTCTTCTTAATGCCTCAACTGCGTCGGATTTCTTTGTGTAAACCAATGGCCAAACATCTTCCAAGTTTACCGGAAATTCTTCTTTTGATTTTGCTAACTTTAGAACAGCCTTGAAATAATCTTTAACTTCATTTTCGCTACTTTGTTTTGTTAATTGTATTGTTTTCATATCTTTGAATGTTTTTTGCAAAGACTGGGACGGCCAAATCACAAGTCAATGCAGTTAAAAGGAAAGGGCAAAGGAGAAGTTACCAATTGTAGGAGCCGTAACTAATCCAATGCCCTTTTTAAATATCTTTCCTCGGAGGCTCCTACACGACCGATTTGTTTTCTACTACAAAGCTAACCCTTATCATTATTATATGCAAATCACAAAATTTTTCAAATTGCTGATTATTACACTATTTACGATTCCAAAACGATAATGTAATGGCTTCCACTCAAAAAGTTATATTTCTGACTACCAATACTTTATTGGTCTATTTTCTATTCCACTGAAATAATCAGCCTGATTAGTTAACTAAATTACATTATTAAAAATAGTTAAATACTACAACTCATTAGTAATCAACATAATATTCTTTGTTAAATTTTCTTTAATAAGTGTATTGATGGACTGAGATAACCATTGTATTAAGGGATGGATTTTAATAGCATCCATTGCAACATTACTTATCATATAAAACTTTCTTTTTTATTGGAAATTTATTCTGTTTTAAGTCCTTAAACTTCTATTGTATAGGAATGTAACTTTTTATAAAGCAGCTATTTATGTCGAATTTTGGGATATCCGGCAATGGTGCCGGGGATGTCAAAAAAACATAGTTCTATGGAAACTGAAATGAAAGTTGTAAAAGAAAAAGAGATCGTTCATGAGGACGACGATCGGGATTATGCAAAAAAAGGTGTTGCAAATGCAGGTCTGGCACTTGGTATTATCGGTACCGCTTTCGGCGCAGCTGCTCTCTGGGGTAGACGTGGGGGGCTTGGTGGTAGTGTTGGCTCTCCTGAAAATGTAAACATCAATGCTATCACTGACACTATCGGTTCTCGTAATGGTGCCCCTACAGCTTTTCAGGCTTGGGAAAAGAGTTGCCAGGAAGCACTTGCCCTTACAAACACTATCTGGGGACTGAAAATAAATACCCAGAACGAAATGTATGCTCATCGGGAAACTGATGTGGCTGAAAAATTCCAATTATGGAAATCTCAGGTTGATGCGGACTTTGGTCTGTATAAGAGCCAACGCGACCTGTACGATGTTCTGAATGAACGTTATGCAAATAAATTCAATGAACTCGACAAACAGATTGCTGTATTGGCTGCAACCCGTCCGTATCAGGACCGTCTGATTCAGTGTGAAATTGACCGCGCTTTCACCGCATCTGTAAACTACACAGACCGGAAAACTTGTCGTGCGATCTATGGTGTTGTAGGCTTGCCATCTACACCGACAGTAACAGTACTTGAGGGTGCAAATCCTTATGGATGTAATTGTCCGGCCCAGCAGGCTTCAACTCCTGCAGCTTAAAAGCAAATTGGTGGCGGGTGCGTCTTAATGACGTGCTTCGCCTCCTTTATCCAACCACCAATATAAAATATTATGCAAAACATCTTTTTAAACAATGATCCGTTATTAAGAGGGGGACAGTTTCAGACTCCTTCCACCGATGAAATGGATGCCTATATACAGAGATTACAGGAAGCCCAGGAGCGCATACAACAACAGAAAATGCAGATCCTTTCCGGGCCGTCTCAGTCACAATCCAAATGTCCGGTATGGGATGAAATAGAAAATGTGATATCCGGACTTACAGATACAGAGTTCCAGAAAATTTCCGAAACCAGAGATTTTGCAGAGAGTAATCAGATAGTTATGAATATTCTGAACCGGGAGTATATGAAAATGATGCGTCCTGTTGTTGAAAACACAAAGGACGGGAAGGAAGCTTTGCAAAACCACCTGTCTCTTATAAAGAAACTGAAAAAAGCCATTACTGATGAGTCAGCCAAAAATATAGAACTTTTTAATGAATATACGGAGAAATATTCCGACATGACGTATGCTGAATTCCTTGAAATGAAAAAGAAAGGAGGAAAGAAAAAATGACACGTGAAGAAAGAATACTACTTAGCAGGATTGAGAAACTTGAACAGGACGTAAGAGAATTAAAATTAAAATCTAATGAAAATGGAACAACCGGCAACAATAAGTCAGTCGATAAACCTGCAGGAAAAGGCACTGGAGTTAAAAAGTAAAATCGTTGATTCAATAGATGTCTGGGGAAAGAATCTGATTGATTCTTTTGTATCTGATAAGCCCAAGCTGAAACCTCTTTCAGTTTATATGAAAAGGGGACTTACCAACGGACTTGCCAGATATGATAATAAGATTACGAAATCAGTAGATAATATAATGCTTTTCATCAGTGATGAAAAAGGGAATTACGATACAGCCAAAGTATTTGATGACGCGATGTCCATGTTTAAAGATATGGATGAAATGAATTTCAACATTGGACCACTAAGTGGGATAATTGGAAAAGGTGTTATTAAAATAAAAATTCCAGACAGCATGTTTACCTCATTCTTTTTTGGGAATACCGGGGCCATTAAAATTACGGAATCAGATTTAACTGAACTTAAAAACCTATTTATACAATAAATTATGGGAAATTATCATAAAATGCTGAAACATTACAAAGAGAAAGGATTATTCAGCGAAACGAAAATGTGGGAATCCATAGAATGCCTAGATGATATTCTGGAAGAAATGAAAGAAAAGAATCCGGATATGTTTTGGGATTTTATGCGCAACCAACACGAAATATTTTGCGGTCCTCATTTTGATGAAAAATTCGCAAAATGGCAGGTGGAACAAATGTATCACAAAGATGACGATGGGAAAGAATATAGAGGCCAACACTGGAGCATTGCCGAGGCTGAGGAAGTATATTCGAAAAATAAATCAAAACTACCTTCTGGAACAACCGTGTTTGATGTTTATGTAGCTATAAATGGAGCCTGGCATGATAAAGTAAATTTATTCCGGAAATGGTCTTCTGAAAAATGTGAACAAATGGTAATTGAAGATGCTATTGTTTTCTACTTTCAAGATGAAGACTGGAAAAGTGACGGTAAAGTATGGGATTACATGAATATAAATGCTACCCGATAAATTTGATATATTAATGAACATTGCCGACAACGCAGCAAGCAGCTATATCAGCGAAATAGCCCTGTTTGCTTTAAGATGCCTGTAAGGCCGCGTAAATATTTAGTCGTGAACATATCGGAAGGTGTGAGAGGGGAGTTGTGTCCCCTCTTTTTGTGATTAATTTTTATTAAAAAACTATGGCGGTAATTGTTTTTATTAGATAGTTTTACGACCTTTGTATAGTTGAGATTTATATTAAATGTCTATAAATGAGTAATATCATTAACATACCGAATGTGACTATAGCCTTACCATTTTCCGGGCAGATGGAATGTACATATACTTCGTCATCATCACGCAGAGCATGACATAGGTCTCCTTTTATTATTTTTGCTTTTCTCATATTCGAAAATGTTTCTATTAAAGGATTATTTTATTTGCTCCCTACATTATCACCACCAAAATGTTCTATAAGTTCTTCTACTGTAGCTTTATGACAGTATAGAGGTTCTATTTGTGTACCAACATGTCTTCCTCCACTGCGATCTGTTGCCATAAACCAACTGCCTTGTGGAAAATCTGTATATATTTCTACATCCATAACAAACCATTGATTAACATCACTATCATCCCGGAGAGCAGCAATAGCACGAAAAAGGTCCTCATTATCACCGCAATCTATTACTCCATTACTTTTTAAATCTTCAAGTACTGTTTCTGACCAAATCCCGGTTACTACTCCATGGCATGCTAGTAAGTAATTAGGCTTACAATCTAAATAGACCTTTAATCCTAAATCTTTTAATTTTTTTACTAATTCCGGTGTATTTTTCTGAATAAAACAAGGTATTGTATGCATATCTTAAATTTTTGTTTCGATTAATATTTCTTCCGTTAGTATTCCACTATCTTTGGTTTTAATATAAATTTGTTCAAGATTAAATTCTTCGGGGTGCAATTTATATTGAATCCAAGTCGGCTCATTTTCTCTATAATCAAGCCAACTTTTAGGTTTTTCTTTTCCAAGCACTTTCTTTACTATTTCATGAATCCTTTCACCTGCTCGTTTTGATTTTACAAATCCACTAAGGTCGTATCCAATGCCTCTTGGTGACCAATACTCTCCATGTTCAGGTCTGACATCACAGCCATTCTTGTCTACAGCTTCCCATACCACTCTTTTTTCCGGAGGATAATCACCAAATGTTCTAGCGTCAAAGCAAATAATCTTTGCTTTATGTCCTCCTCTTGTACAAACAGATTTACCAGCTTTAGCTTCTTCGAGATTGAATGGTTTATATTTATTATTTTCTTTTGTTTCCATATCTTTTATTATTATTATTTTTCCTCATTGGGTAACAAATCTCTGATGTATACCCATTTTACATAATGCTTAATTAAATATTTCCAACTCGTAGGTGTACTATCAATAAAATGAATTACCCCAGATTTATGTTTCAATAAAACAGGCAGTTTTTTAAAATCAGGTTTTTCTTTCATATCATGCCACACACTATTAATGTACCGTTCCGCTTCTGTCACAATACAATTAAAGTCATTTTCTGGTAATCTTTCTGTAACCCTGACCCATGAAGATTCTGTATGTTCATCTGCCTGTTCGAGTATCAGTCTTTTGGGTTCTTTATCCGTCCATTTGACATATTTAAACTCCTTCATATAACAACTAAGTGGTGATTTCTCCTGTACATCATCACTATCCCAGTTATGTTCCTTTTTTACGGGCTTATTCTTGTAAACCCATAAACAGTCATCTTCATCTCTGGCTATCCACATATTACAGAAATTTTATAGAGTTATCTGTAATAAGATCCAAACAGCTCATTTCATAACAATCATCATTTGTACAAAATACTTCATATCGAGTGTGATTATTAGGTTCTCTTAGCCAACACATACTTGCTTTGCTGGTATCCACTCCTAAGTCCCTTAGATGTCTCATTTGGCTTATTGATAAAACTTGATCTTTCATAAACTTGGCTCTATAAATTCAACATTGTATTTTTCACAGTAGTATTCAAAAGGTTTTTGACTGAAAGGGTATATGGTCATTGGGCCTATAAAATATCCGTCACAGTGTGTTATTTCTTTATATTTCTTTTCTGCTGTTTTGCGTATTTTATGCTCAGTTCCATACCCTGATTTATGCAAGAAAAATACAGTTATTTTTTCTCCTTTATCAAGCAGCTCCTTGAGCCGCTTGTAGTCTTTACTAGTTTTGTTGGGGATCATGGTTGTTTGAACTTATTAATTTTAGAGAGGGGCATTACACCCCTCTGTTAGTTATACCAATTCTTTTTGTTTTAGAAATTTGTTTACAAAATAGATTTGCCCCGTTCCGGTAACTTTAACGGTTTTGTTTATTGAAGTGTGTCCGTCAGAATGTGTCACTACCGTTTCTTTAATTTCAAACAAATTAAGATTCATTCCTCTTTGCGATGGCATATTATAGCTCATACCAGGTTGCTTTATCAGATAACCATTCCTCCGCATCCACACAAATAGCCTTTTGGCACCGATCTCAACTCCATTTTGTTTTAAAATCTTTGCAAGGTCTCCGATAAGGATGGAGGTATGAGAAGCGGAAACACTGTCAGCAAAAAGGACTTTTGGGGCTTGTTGTTGAAGTTGTTTTTGTTGCTGTTCTATTTTCTCCGCCTGTTTTGCTGCAAGTAAAAGAGCTTGTGAATATGATTGAGGAATCTGGAAACCTCCGGTTTGACGTTCGGTTTCTAGCTGTTCCCAACGATCAATAATTTTCTCCCTAAGTTTAGCATCATATCCGCTAGCAAGAATCAGACATCCCTTCTTTGTCAAATTATAGCATGGCCTATCTTGTTGATTGGCATCTTTATATTGGCCCAGCTCAAAATTGAGCGCGGCTACTCCTTGATCTAAAAGGTTCCTGATATCACGCATAACATTTTTATGCTCTTTACCTGTAAGATTAGCAATTTCTAACGATGACATCCGGCCATCATTGGAAGAAATAATTATTTCGTTCATAATAGGTTATTTTTCTTCGGTTAATATCTGCTTCATTCTGTCAACAAGATACGAAACTTTCGCATAGAACCGGCAAACACACCTCAAAGCGTATTCAAGATCCGATTCATCATGATTCGACAAGGTTGGACACCTCGATAATTGCTTCGTCGCCTCTTAGTGTTGAAGAGATTTCCAATAGTTCTTCGACGTTGATTGAAGGAATAGTTACAGTAGTTTTAGCCGTTTCGTGGCCATAACGTGCTTCATCAATACCTTGTACCGATGTTGACAAATTCTTTTCCGTGATAAGCATTATCCCTAAGAATTTATTTAAAATGATGAGTAGAAATATAAAAACGGTTCCACTCTTTCCCGCTGCTTATCACCTAAAGGGCTGTGGGTACATTAATACTCCACACGGGGGTTGTGAAACCGTGTATTTAAAGGCATAAAAAATGCCCGCAGTACGGCGAGCCTACTCGCCCTTTAGTATGATAAGCACTACAAACATACGGCATTTTTCCGACAAATCAAAATCATTCTGCATAGGGATTATTTTTTTCATTCTTATACCATTTTACAAATTCTACTGCTTCTTTCGATTCTATAATTTTATTGAAGGCATACCGGGGTAAAATTGATTCAAACGCACAGTAATAACATCCCCATATTTTCCTGCTTCGGTTAGCTGCCTTTGCAACTTCCGGATTATCTGTAAAAAAGTGAAAATGTATGGCAATAAAGCTCTCATGGAACCATATCTCTGAGCGTTGTGTCCTTCCTTTGTTATCTTTTGTTGTTATTGTCATGATTTATTCTATATTCTTTTTCTTTCCTACAATATATGCAGTTGATATCAAATATTCTTATGTCTCGGAGATCTATAACTCTCCCGCAACTACTGCATACATCTACACAATTAGGTAGTTCACAATTATGATCGTATATGCAATCGCCATAATCGTCGACACAGTATCTTCTGCAAGCAAAACAAATATTCTCTCTCCTTTTTTTTCTTACTTTTATTGCAAAAAGCCATACTTTTATTGCTATAATAATCTCATTAAATAACATATGGATTCCTTTTTAATGATTCAACACTAACATAGTCATCCGGATTGAGGTTGAAGGCAATGTGGCGGGAATAGAGGTATTGAAATACTCCCCATTGATTTTGGATTTCTAAAGCATGACAACTACCTGAATTGAAACTATCATGTCCGTTAAAATAAAAATACACATTCTTAGATTGCGCATAAATTGTATCAATCCACCATTCTTTAATTTTAGGGAAGGCTATTTTAGCCATCTCAATAAGCGGAATTTCTTTCCCGTACTCTGTTTCTATTTCCCGGCTAAGGCAGTCCGGATGGAATAGAATAGGCCTATTCTCCTTCATATTAATATTAAATGACATTGAAATGTCAATAAACCTTTTTACCATGAAGTAACCATCCTCAATTTTAACTCCTACGATAGTAGCAACATCTTACCCAAAACAACAGAATATCAAAACATTACTAATGTGATGGGTATGTGATAGCCATTATTTGAGTAGTGACGGATTGTCGTGGATATTGCCTATAATCTTGCAATTACCTTCAAACCAAGATGCAGTTTGTTGATCCGACAGGGGAATTAAAAATGAATGACTTCATCCGGCCATTATTCAAATCCTCCATATAAAATCCTTCAACCCATTCACCGAAATTTTTATCAATAGGTTTCCCTCTAAATAATATTTCTCTATTCATGATTTTGTTTTTAAATACCGTTTCCTGACTCCTTTGTACTGTGTTCTTTCAATAATCACAGTACGGGATTTTTCATATTGTTTTTCTAGTTCTTTCATTTGTTTCAAAGCTTCTGTCGCCTTCTCCCTTTCATGTTTCTGGTTTTCGGAAGAATACCAATTCTGATCTATCGATCCATATTTGTCCATAGCACACACCAATAATTTTTAAATCTATTTTTTACACACTCCGTTGAACACCGTGTCATCAATATCCATATCAAGCTGAGACGGGAATGTCTTAATGTAATTGAAGAACTTAAAAAGCTTTACATCATCGGTACCACACCTGTCGATCATAAGCTTTAAGGCCTGATACAGCATATCCGAATCCTTACCGAAAAACTCCTGAGTTTCTTCGCTGCAATTCCGGACATATCTTTTCAGGTTCCGGCAATGGGAAAGAAGGAGGTTGAACTCCCGTTTAGCTTCGTGTTTAAATTCGCAATTCTCACTTTTTAGCTTTTCATTAGCCTCGATAAAGCAACTTTCAATTATATCCACCAAGACGAAAGATAAGTTGCTTAGTATGTTTGCCTGGCTTTTACTTGTTTTCATTTTCTCCTGGATTCTCCTGTTAATTCAATTTCATTAAACATTTGCCTTAGCCGGTCACCAACCATTTTGCCGTAATATTCTTCACTTTTTAGCGTTTCAAGCTTGAAATTTGCAATTGCGAAAGTTGGTGCGCCCGAGTCATATCTATCTTGTAGCACTCTCGACATAGGCTGAATGACAGTTCCATAAACATTCACCTCCTTTTGCTCTCGTCCTAGTTCGTCAATGATAAGTGGACCGAATTTGTATTCAGTAATCTCTGTGTCGTTTTTTTCCTTTCTGAAAGAATCTACAATCTGAGAGCTTTTTACAAATCTCATTTCTTGTGAAGTTACATGGCCAAACTGCTTAATGTAGTAGTTGTATGTGCTGCACACGGCACGCATAAGCAATGTTTTACCTGATCCATACTTCCCGTTTAGCAATATTCCCTTCGATAAACTGCCACCAAATGACTTATCGCCTGAAAGGTATTTGTATAGCTCATGTATAGCATTTTCATTGTTTCGGTCTATGGAAAACAATATTTCTTCACCACGCCTTGCTAGAATGTTAGTTCCATGTGCCACTACAATCGTTTTAAACTGATCATAGTTCAAAGATAATTTCGGATATGATGTTTTCCTTTGTCCGACTATTTTACTCCATTCCTGGCGCATTTTTTCAATATGGGCGTCAATCAAAATCTGATTGCTTATAGTCTGGGGTTCGCTTTTGTTTCGTTGTGGTTCCATTCGATTCACTATCAAAGATTAATTCATCGTTCCATGATTTGCCATTTAGGAAAGTGTCCGGATTCTTCCTGTACTTTTTATTCGGCTGTGCAAGCTTGTATTGTGGGATATAACTCATAGCTAATTCCCGCTCTGCGTCGGAAAGTTTTAGCCATTTTTTGATGAGTAAATCCTTTTTGCCGACCTTTTTGTCGTACAGTTCCCAAAAATCTTCAAAAGAATAGTTCGGCTCTTTTTCTTTTTTGGCGGAACTTTTTTCTTTTTCTTCTTGGTGGATTTTAGGATAATTATCATAAAACTGATTTCCTAAATCGTCATACACTTCCCCCGATGGGGGACTATAGGGGGTATTATATTCCCTATCCATTTCCCCTTCCCTTTCCCGTGGCGGGTACTCGGTGTGTACCCGTTGGGTCCCCGTTGGGTGTTCGTAATTGTCTATTTCTTTGGAGCTTATTTCCTCTGGTATGATGAAATTCGGGTATCTGGCATCAAATTTTTGATGGCTACGGAATGTGCGGATAATGTAATAACTTTCGCTCTTATACGTAATAGGTATTAACATCCGGGCATTCACTAAGGCATCAATCCATTTTTGTACCTCTGAAACTCGCAAATCTTCATCATACGGGAATATAGCCGATTTAAGGAGTGCCGGGTTTCCCCTTATCACTCCCATGTCATCAGCTTGATTCCACATTCCAATATAGAACAATCGGCACGCCCTTGGTAGTCTGGCTATCTTTTCATCTTCCCAAAATGATGGTTTGATTGTTCTTATTCTTGCCATATTTATTTTTTGTATTCAGAATCTTTTACAATCGGGCTTCCCCAATTATCTTCTAGTTCGCATATATTTTCATCCGGTACTGCATCCACTTTTACAATCCGGGTGAATACATATAGTTTCCCACAAAGTGGGCATGCGTATGTTTTATAACCTCCATAACATTCTGCATTTATTTCTGGTATGCTTGAATCAAATAAATTATTACATCTTATACACTTCATGTTTTTTTATTTTGATTTAACTTTAGTAGATTTTCTACTTCCCCGATGGCTTTGAAAATCTGATAAACGAGTTGAGGTACCATGGAATTACCATAAGCTTTTATGGATTCTGCTCTCACCCAAGATGCTGTCCGTTCACATTCTTCGACAATCTTCTTAGTCGCCAATGCAATTTCATATGACAACTCTGGCATAATGTTTCCAAATTGCTGGGCGAATTGTTCTTTATATTTCTGTCCAAATGGTGAACTTGCAAATGTTCCGTACTTCCGCAAATAGCACAATACCCTTCCCGATGTTTCTTCGCTAAATTGTGATAAGCCGTTCTGTTCTTGTTCATATCGTCTATTCTCCGATGTGCGCTGCAAGACTTCGAGCAATAAATTCGGTTCTGGAATCTCGAATAATCCTCCAATCTGTTCCCGAACCTTCTTCTTTTGAAAGGCTTCCCACACACGGGGCAAGTCTTCTCTTCTAATATATTCTTTGATGGCATCATAAACTTCTGTTTTTATATATCGCACCACATTATTGGAAATCCCATCATATCTGAAACGAACAGGGGATTGAGATGGGAAGTTTTCCCAGCATGATGAGCAATTAAATGATTCAATTGTGAATCCCTGGTTTTCCCGTCGTTGCGGTCTTTGGGCGTCCCTGGCTTCCAGTAACTCTTTATCGGTGTTGGCAGTAACTTCAAATTCATAAATTCCGTTTTCCCCTTGTTGCATACCTTCAGGCCTTGCGTTTGAACAGTTGGCAATAGTTTCCCCTCCGTGTGCAATAAACCAGATTCTGTCCCTTCTGTGCGGCGCACCGACGGCACAAGCCGGTATAATAATCGGCTGGACGGAATAACCGATACTTTCGAGGTCGTTGCAGATTCTGTCAACAATAAATTGCTGACGCATTTCCGTCTCCAGGTAACTTTCTCCTTCGAGATCCGTGTAACTTTCCACTTTAATTTCATCACCGGGGAGTACCATGCTTGTGATTCCAGCAACGTTTTCACCAATAAACCAATTGGGTCGGATTTCGTCAACTCCCCTAAGCACTTCCGGCCAGAGGTAGCGGTCATCTTCCGCTCCTTTTCTTGATCCGGCACAGGAGAATGGCTGGCAGTTGTGGACTGCGATTCCGTAAACATTGTATGAATGTTCTTCATTTACAGATAGATTAAAAACTTCGTTTGATTCTTTTTCTCTTCTTATAGATTTTATATTGCACCACACAAATCCATCCTCGTAGAAACCATATTTTTCACAGTTGGATATGGTAACGCAATATTGCGGCCTCTCGTTGACCTCCCGCCCCTCAATGACACAAACCCTGTTGCACATTTTGCGGCTTATGCTTACGGGGCACAAATACACGTCACGTGCGATTTGCGCCATGTCAAGAGCCAGCCGCTCGCTGACGGTTGTGACACATTGCGCTCCGTTGGGTTTCTTATATCCATCGGCAAACCAGCCGTCCAATAACGCCTTCTTCCTGCTACGATCGAGCATGAAACATTGTGGCGTAAGGTGTTTCCCGTGTGCGTATTTGCCGAAATCCTGCAAGAACTCGCACAACTTTTTGTTGCAGATGATACATTTGAATGTTGTCCTTTCCTCGGAAAGCGTGTATTTGAATCCTGCTTTTTGGATGATATGGTTTAAGCGCGCTATATGCTTCTTTCCGCAACAGATAATGGCCTTATGGTTGCAGCAGTTTTTCCTTCCTTTCCGCTTTCCGATGTCCGTCCATCCGTCCGCTATCCATGCTCCGACAAGTTTCCAGAATGCGGTGGTAAAAGACGTATCGCTACCTTCATGTATGGGGTAACCTACCTTGTCACCCTTTGCAAGTTCGGAGGCTTTTACATATTTCGCTTCCCCATAGACCGTTTTTATAGTCCCATTTTCATAGTATCTTCGCTTGCTCCTAGCGTAAAAAGGATGGTTGGGGGTGCATTTCAGCTCTTTATACATGCCTTGCGCTCTCAGATATATGATTTCGTTCGCCGTATGGCGCATTGTGCATTCCACGGGATGATAACTTCTGTCTGTAGTCAGTACTTCATCCCCAATCCGGACTTCATCTATCGGCAGGAAGCCCCGTTTTGTCAGCACAGGCGTGCCGGCCACAAAACAAGGAAACCCTGCCGTGATGACATTAACTCTTCCCCGCCATTCTGAGAAATCTGTTCCGAATATGTTTCCATAATGTTTTATATGAGGATAATAATATTTAAGTACTTGATGGCAGAATGGATCTATTTCACAAGAAAATGCATTCCGCCATCCCATCCACATGGCCGCTAATTCACATGCTCCTATGCCAGTACAAAAAGAAGCATGTACATATTCTTTTTGTATCATTATAGTTTATCTATTTCGTTTCGTTGGCACTCGATAAAGTACCGGTACTTGTTAACCGTTTCCATGAGTTTAATGTTTGACTTTTCCAATTCCTGATTTCGGGCTTTGAGTTTTTCGCATTCGTCAAATTTTGCATCATAGGACCTGGAAAGCATGTCGAACTGATGGATACTTACAACTTCATCGGATTCTTGCTTTTTGTCTTGGTATTGGAGTTGTTTTTCTACTTCTTCAGCAATACCGGAGTAGTCTCCTAATAAGGATGTGATAATTAGTGCTCTCATAGTTTTTATTCAATTTTTTACTGTTGTTCTGATTCTTTAAATTTACCATTTTGTAAGGTATAGTACACATCTTCTTTTATCTCAATTCCATCTACTTGTTTAGTTACAACTGAAAATGGAATATATTTTTGTTTTTCTTCTGAATACTTCCTTCTGCAAGAGTAATCCATGACCCTATTTTTGCTTTAGCTGATGAATTAATACCAGCGCACATTATGACACAATCATCACCAGAAGAACCGATCTTAGCGCCATAACCGGAGGAGCCGATCTGAGCGCCATCACCGGAAGAGCCGATGGAAGTTACCGGAACTTAGAATGAAGTAATAAGCTTCGTTCTTACAGTTCTTTTCAATCTCTAATTTTTGTCTTACTTGGATTAGTTGTTGTTGCAACTCTTTTACTTCGGAAAGTAATTTACCCTCGTTTCGTCGGGGTGGACGTGCTGTAATGGTACTATGATTCACATTACTTACAGATTCACTTCGCTTTGCCATACGTTGATGAATTATAAGTTAATAAAAACAAGAAAGTCGCCGACTTCCTGTTCTTTTGGCAAAGCGAACATAACACTTACAAAGAAGGCTATGCAACTCAGGACTTCGACGACTTATAATTTACTTATGGATACAAGTCACGATAGGGTATGAAAAATACCTTCATTTGTAATTTGTTTGCTCGCTTTGCCAGTTGAGCACTACAAATATACGGCTATTATCCATAATTGCAAAATTTAATGTAAGATTTGTACCTGCCGGGGAATCGAACCCCGGAAAAACCATTCAGGATGTTATTTCTTCCTTCTTCCAGGTTTCTTTTCCTCACGGACTTTTTCTGTTTGAGCGACAAGAATACGTAACTTGTCTATAGGGACCTCCAATCTGTTCAGCTTGCAAAGTAATTCGATGCGCTCGCTGTCTTCTGGTGTAAATAAATTATTGCTCATTTCCCCTTTTTATCTTGTTTTTTTATCCAAAATAATCGTTACATAAATCTTCAAATTGTTTTCCAATATATTCTGCGTCATCAGGTGTACCGCAGCAAAGCCGAGAGCCGGCGCGCGAGCTCGTACACGCGCAGCTCGTACCGTCGCAACGAAAACCGGAGGAACGCTGGTCTCCTCCTTTTTCTACGTAAAACCAGTTGTAATACTTCCATTTATCCCAATTTGACCAATCGGGCTCCCAACCTTCATTCAATGCTCTGATGATAATTGTCAGTTTGTAGAATGCGATGATTGATTTCCTATCTTTCTCCGGAAGCATATATACAACCGGCAAGTCATTAGGATTTAGTCCGAGGTGCTTGCAAGCATCCTCGAAGGATTTGACTTTATCTGTAATTTTTTCCATGATATTATAGTTTTAGTGTTATTGTTGTGGTTTTAAATTGTCCGGTATGCGTTCTTTGTCGTCCGGTATGTAGGGGATCACTTCTACAAACTTCGTATCTTCGATTTTTACTATCTCATAGGGTATTACAAATGTTGACAGTGATTTTTCGAGGTTATCCAATGCCCGGTTGATGTTTGCTGCGGCAACTAGATAATGAATTGAGGATTCCTTCTCTTTACCGAAGTTATCGCTATCGGTTATTTTAACTGTTGCTTTGTAGAGTCGGTCATCGTTTTCGTCATTTGATTCAATGTATTCTGTTATTTTTGACCGTTTCAGGGATTGAATGAGGTAATCCCCCTGAACTACTTCGGATAACTGCCTGCAACTCCTTTCTTTTGTTTCCGAAAAGCTCATTGCATCTATGAGGTAAATTCAGTCACTTTCTTTGCTTTGCCATTCTCATTTACTTTTTCGTATTTTATTGTGGATTCAAAATAGGTTGCTGTCATAATTCAATTATATTATGTTTATTCAATAATTTATTCACACTTAGTTAATTTCCCATTAATTAGCTTATACCAAGTATTGGACTTGACTTTTTTACCGTCAACTTTAAAAGATTTAACACACTTTATTGGATATGTATTCCCATCCCATTCTCCCCGTTCAGTAAGTACGATCCAGCATCCAAGTGATCCTTTTGCCTTGCAGTCATATCCAGTAACGATAGCAATTGATTCAAATCCTTCAACGCTTGCTGCCGATCGGTTACCCGTGTTGGTTGCTGCCGATTCGTCACCTGTGTTGGTTGCTGCCGATTCGTCACCTGTGTTGGTTGCTGCCGATTGGTAACCCGTGTTGGTTGCTGCCGATCGGTCACCTGTGTTGGTTGCTGCCGATTGGTAACCCGTGTTGGTTGCTGCCGATTCGTCACCTGTGTTGGTTGCTGCCGATTGGTTACCTGTGTTGGTTGCTTTACTCTCTTCCCAATTTACTTTATCAAGAATAAATTTAATGCCTGCATCAATTAGTCCTTTTAATCCGATTTCAAATCCGATTTTTATTTTGGAAACAGAAACTTTACTGTCATCATTGTCTTTATCATATTTTCCGCTGCCATGGACTTCACAATACCGACTATCATTAGGAGGATAATAACTAAATACGTCAAAAGGATTTTCACAGAAATGAAATCCATTATTACAACATTTTATTTCTCCTCCTTGCTCATATTCTTTATCTACTTCATACAGAAATCCTCTACACTTTAATTCTTTATCAAATCCTTTGTATCCTTTTATTACTACATTTTCTTCTTCCATTTTATTTTAGTTTTTCAATTAATGTGATTCACCTTGATTTAATACCTTGTAAAGTCCTTCAAATCCTACAACGTCTTTCCATATTTCATCCACCATAATTAATCAATATTAGTTTCATGGATTAAAATTTTAAAGGTATCTAATTCGATACCTTTATTTAAGATTAAAACGGGAGATCGTCGTCTGCCTGTGAGGGGAAATTATTTGTCCCGGATTGTCTTTCTGTTTGCTGGTTCTGCTTTTCTCCGGAAGAACAGAACACGAGTTTGTCAGCCCATATAGTCGTGTCCGGGATGGCTTCACCTGTGTTTTTACTGACATAAGCAGAAAAGTAGGGATTGCCACGTACCCAAACCTTTTTCCCTTTTGTAAGGTATGCGGTCAACTTACCTTCGCTGTCGTATTTCATTACCCGGAGCCATGTTGTCTTGTCTTTCCCGTCTGATATTTTTTCTGTTACACAGATTGAAAATGAGGCGTATGCCTTGCCGCCTATTGTTTTCTGATCGGCATCCTTGCCGATGTTACCTATAGCTTGTAGTTCTATCATTTTAATATAGTTCTATAAAAATTTCATTTAAAAACCGATAGTATTAGCTTATCAATAGTTCACTTGATATTTATGTTCTTTATTAATAAGTCAAACTCTGATTCCCGTTCGATGGCTTCGTTGGTTCCGCCAGTTATAATGTTAGATACTTCGCGCTTGTCTTGGATTAGTTTGTATATATCTTCGTCGATAGTGTTTTTACCGAGAAAATAGATACAGTTTACGGTAGACTTGGCTCCAATCCGGTGACAGCGGTCTTCTGCTTGATCTGTATCGGCCGCTGTCCATGGCAACTCAACAAATGCGACATTAGAGGATGCTGTGAGTGTCAATCCTACGCCGGCGGCTTTGATGGAACAAATGATTAACGTAGTTTCAGAATCATTTTGAAAAGCATCAATGTTTCGTTGCCTTGTTGTCATGTCATCATCTCCGGTTATCGTCACAGCTTCCGGGAATGCTTGTAACAGATATCCAGCTACTTCTTTCTGATGAATGAATACAACTAATTTTTCGCCGGATTCTAAAACATCCGTTATGTAGTCTTTCACTGCGTTCAGCTTCCCGCGTGCGGAAATATTTTTAAGAACTCCGATTCTTACCATTACTTCACCACGCATGGAACGGGCAACTTGTGCATCCGTTGCCGACTTATATTTTTTCAGATAGTCGGCAAGATCTGAAAGTGCCGAATTGTATTCGTTTTGGTTGTCTATTTCGCAAAGTACTGTGGTACGTATCTTGTCTGGCAAATCTTTCAATACTTCTTTTTTGTTCCGGCTGTAAAAACAGGTTGTGTTGAGTTTGTAGTTCAATTCTTCCATATTGTCGTTGAATCCGTATTCAGCAACAAACTTTGTATAACCCCCGAATTTGTCCACCTGGTTGATGATGGCAAGCATGGAGGCAAGGTCTTTTGCCTTGTTCACTACTGGGGTTCCGGAAATAGCGAATATTACTTCCTTTCCGGACGTTAATCCCTTGGTAAACTTGCTTTGTTGGGATGAAGGGTCTTTTATCCGGTGGGCCTCGTCAATTATGACAGATTTAAACAGGTTGATGTTTGGAGTAAAAATCACATCTTTCAGTTTGAAAGCCTGTCCGGGTTTTGCAACAATGTCCTGTACAAAGTATTTTTTAAGGCTTTCGTAGTTGCAGATGAATATGTCGTTTTTTATGCTTTCTCCAAAAAGCGATTTCCCGGCGGCGAAGAGATGCCATGTATTTATGTTTGAGTTGTTCAATATACAAGCCTTTTTGTCAGTCCACATGTGCCACTCTCTTTGCCAGTTTATTTTCAAAGAAGATGGGCAAATAACCAAACAGGGGAAAGCATTCAAGGCAAGCACGGAGGCAATTGCCTGACAGGTTTTCCCAAGCCCCATCTTATCACCGATGATTGTACGTTTGTGGATGATGTTGTAGGCGACACCCTGTTTCTGATAGGGGTATAATTCCATTTTCAAGGGAATATCCTGTTTCAGTTCCGGAAGTTCCGGTATTTTCCAATCCGCTTTTGCATGCTCCTTGGTAAATACGAAGCCGTACTTTTGTCCGAACATATAGACTTGCGGGGCGTATATTTTGGGAAAGAAAAATGATTTCCTTCTTGGGTCATATTCGGCACCCGGACACACTCCCATCAGTTTCTTTATTGCCCATGTGAGCCGTCTATTGTATTCAAACGTAATCTCAAAGCTGTCGTCAGATTCCTTTATCCTCATGTAGTTGTTTTACTTTTTGTGTGTATAGGTCGATTAAAACTTTATAATCAAAGTCGGACAGGTGGGAGTGTTGGTGTTTGAGGATTTCAAGCTCCTCGATAACTGCTTGTCCGTATTTCTTGATTAATCCGCGCATGTATCCGATGTTGTTCCCCTCGTCGAAGCGGTTGCAGCTCCGGCATTGGCTATTGCAGTTCTTTTCGTTGAATCGGGTGGCCATGTGGCTCCGGTTGATGAAATGACCACAATCCGATTCTTTCCAAGGGACTATCTTTCCGCATGAAATACAAACTGTATATCCCTGCGGGTTTGCATCCCGAAGTCGGATATATTCGGAAAATATGCGGTCTAATTTGGCTTTTAAGTCGGGTCTTTTCTTTACAACTACCTTGTTGTCGAATAGGGGTTGTTTCTTGGGTTTGCGTTTTATGTATGCCATAATGTTGATTTTTGTGGCCTACATCAGGATTCGAACCTGAATTTACCGAACTGTAATCCTAATAGTGTTCATCTCTATTAGAGCGTCTGCCAATTCCGCCATGTAGCCAGCTTTATTTACTCTAAATACGGAAATACATCTATGAATTTTGTATCTGAAATATTGGCTATTTCATACGGGACAACGAAAGTAGAAAGGTTCTTTTTCAGATTTTCCAATGCTCTGTCGGTATCAGCCGCCGCTACTAAATAATATTGTGCCGTAGATTTTCCCTTTCCGCTCACTTCATCGGCATCAATGATATTTACCTTCGCTTTATACCAACGGTCATCATTTTCATCTTCCGAAGGAACCAGTTCCGTAATATTCGATTTTTTCAGGCTACTGATATAATAATCACCTTTAATAACGGATTCCATTTCATGCGTGATTCTGCTTTCCGCTTCCGTATACGACATGGCATCCAGAAGATAGGCCTCATTTACTTTCTTTTCACGACCATCTTCATTTATCTTGATATACTTCACTTTCGCTTCAAACCAATTTGCTGTCATAGTTTTAAGATTTTAATTGTGATAATAATTCATTTAGTCCTCTTCCGTCTTTGATAGTTGAACCAGTTGCCCAACCGGAATAAGGGAAGAATTTTATAGTATGTCCTTTATACTGGAAGTTGATTTCATGGTCAGAAACCTTATTGACTTCAATTCCAAGTTTTTGAATTTGTTGTATGGCGTATTCTATTCGTTTAGGTTCTAACCTGTTTTGTCGTTCGGTATCTAACCTTGTCATTTCCCAAATTTTTAATTGCTTTATCTATTTTCCTTATCTTCTCTCTCGATTGGATGGAATCGGGAGGTAAACGGGATTTTAAGTCTGATAGCCATCGGATAATATCTTCGGCGGTTTTATTGGAGATTGTTTTCATTTTTGGCTAATTCCGTTTGAGTTTCTCATTTCTTCTTTTGCCATGCTTACTACCGTCCGGAGCCAATCTAACTGATGGGTGGCAGCACGGTTTAGGCGTTCGATTGTGTTTACCAATAGATTTTCACGCTGACAGGATGCTTCTACAAGTTGCTTTAGAACCGATGCAGGGCAACCAGCTTGTTTTCCGAGGTTGTAAACGATGCTTTCTGATAGTGCCTTGTCCTGATAAAACCTTGCATCCGCAAGCATCTTCCCGGTGCGGGCGATATATACCGAAAGCTCGTTCCCTCTCTCTATGGCTAAATTAGCATCCTCTGGCGGTAAGGTGGATAGATAAGCTTCTATATCGTCCACCTCTTTTTCTAAATCTTCTATGGGTGTGATTGTCATGCTGTATTTTTTAAGTCTCCGAACATAGTCCAGTATTTAAATGCGAGTTCCATACACTTGTGCTGGCCGGATTCCCATAATTCATCTCCTCTTTTTATGAATACCTTAAAGACGCGGAAGTTTTCTTTGGAAATTCCGATTAAGACGTCTTTCTCGGAGCCTGCTATATTCATGTAGAAGAATCTTTGCCTGTCGTAGTCGAATTGCCTTACAGCGGATTCAAATTGTTCCTGTGTCGTCGCGGAGGTGCTTTTTATATCGCCTCCCCATCCCATTGACGGCATCCACAAGTCCCATTTGCATCGGACGGGCAGTGTAAAAGGGATGTCGTAGTCGAATTTCTGACAGGGATTAATCATGACTTTCTGTGTGTCTGATAGTGGAAGTATCCGGCTGGCAAACTCATCGCGCATGAATGCCTTTTTCATTTCTTCTGCTTTTTTGAAATCACCTTCTGTCATTTGTTCGCCGGCACAAGTCAGTTTGAAATAGTCGACTTTTTCCGGTTCTGTAATCATGTGATCGATTAGGTTCCCAAATTTTGCATGAACGGGGTCGATTTCCATTCCTCCGTAGAGCTGTCTTTTTAATTCAGATAGGTCGGAGTTGGATATTTCCGACCTGTCATAGTATGGGTCTTTCATTTTGCCGTAACAACTTCTTTGTAAGTAATAAAGTTTGACGTGATGATTTCTCCATCCTTGTTTGCGATATCCTCGCAGAATTTCTTCATCTGTGCGATGGATTTCTTTTCAATCTTTTCGTTCGGGAGATTCTTTCCTTCACGCTCGAACCAGAACATGAATATCTGTCCGTATCCGGCAGGATTGCTTACTTCGATGGAAAGCGTTTTCTTTACATTCGCCGCAGGGGCAGAATAATTTTGGTCGAATAGGGTATTGAGGGATGCTTCAGTTTTCTCTGCCTCGATGGATGTCTGTTGTTTCTGTGTGAAGTTCAACAGTTCTTGTCTTTTTTTTTCCGCTTCCCGTTTTGCCCTTTCTTCCGCTTCTTTCGCAAGCCGTTCTTTTTCCGCGGCATTTGCTTGCGCGATCTCTAACAATTCTTGTTTCTTTGAATCAACGCGATCAAGGTAGTACCGGATTTTTTCGGTGATTTTTTCATTGTATTCCAGTTCATTTTTGGCAGATTTGGAAGAAGCTATTTCTTCATAGATTGCGATCTCTTCTTCTTTTGTAATGTAATTCCTGTATGGATATGAGAAAGTGGCCGGTTTGTATTCGGATGAGAAGTTTTTCAATTCATCTTTTTTTAGCTCGCAGTTTTGCAGCGTGATGGAGTTGAATATTTCTTCAAGCGAATCGTATGCAAGGCTTAATGTGTTTACCAGGTCGTTGGTAAAGGCTTGTTTGAAATAAGCACGCATTTCGATGCGCTCCTGTTCTGTGGCAGCCTTGATACGCCGAGACTCTTCCTCTTTTGCGGCGATTTCCGCGATATGCCGGGCAAATGCGTTTCTGAAATTTTGTATTGCCTGTATTTCTTCCCCTGTTTTCAGTTCGTTTTCCAGTTCGGTGAAATGTTTCCGGATTTGGTCGAATGCCTGTGTGATTGGTTTCCGGCGGTCGGTCATGGCCGAAATGGTCTTGCTTATCTTTCCGAGGAATGTTTTACACTCTTCGTCCAGGAACCGGACTTCCGGAGTGTCTGAGATAGGGGTGTTTTCTATTTTAGCGAGCAGGATTTTTGCGACTTCTTTTGCTTTTTCATTACTTGCAATGTTTTGCGCAATGATGTCTTTTGCCTGTAATAATGCTTCCTGTGTTGTTGAGAGTGCTGTTGTTTCCATGATTAAAAGGGTTCTTCTGGGTTTTCTACTATGTTTACACCGCCCTGTTGCTTGGCGATTTCCTGTACATCTGTCTCTTCGGCTTCTTCTTCGGTTTCTTTTTGCGGGACTTGGTTGTATACTGGCTCATCCAACCCATAGTCGGAGGCCTGGACTTGTTCGTCTTGCTGTAAAGCGGAGAATTGTCCTAACCTTAATTTCGGAAATGTCTTGAAAGCGTGCTTGATTACTTTCGCTTCAAGGAATCCGGTGTCGATTTGACCTTCATTTGAATGGTAGAGGGCATTGGCGTCTCCATATACATTCCCGTCTTTGTCTTTCCGTTGATTTTTCTTTAAGGAATATCCTTTCAGACGGTCGATGTCTTCTGGAAGCATCCAAAAGAAGTCAAAGGAACGATCGGGGCGGGTCAGCTTGATAAAAGCTCCGATGATTGTTTTGCTTTGCCGTGGAATGGCTGCCGAATAGACTACCACTTTCTGTCCGGTTTCGGTTACCTTGGGCTTAAATTCATCCCCCTCGAATACGATTACAGGACGGTCGGCATATAATAGCTGTCCGGCTTGGATTCTTAAATCGAGCTCTCCATATGGAGAAATTTCAATGGACATCCGTTGTTCCCATGTTTGTTTTTCTTTTGTTCCTACATTCACGGAACCGGGGATGATGTAAATAAGGGGCCGGGATGCGTTTTCAAGGGTAAGTCCCATGCTTGCGATGTCAAGGAGTACTCCATATGTGGAGAAACCTGTACATTTTGCTAGGTTTGGGGAGGCTTGTATGATTCTCTGTAGGTTGTATTTTTCTTTTTCAAAGAATAATTCGCCCTGCTCAGAGTTGTGGATGTTATTGTAGAGTGTAACGAATCGCTCTCTTACTCTCGTATCCTCTAAAATCTGAAACGGAGACATGGATTTAAGCTCCGTGATCGTCAGCTTTTTTGTTTCTGAATTATTTTCCATACTTTTGTTTTGTTGTTTGAAATGTGACGGGTAAGAGGAATCGAACCTCTTTCTAAGTACTCCAGTACAACCCGTTGCTGGCTTAATGCGCCTTTGACACGCGACTTCCGCCACTACCGGAGTATTGCCCGGTAGTTCACCAGCCCGCAGCGACAAACTGCGTGTTTGTTATTGTCTGTCAACATGTCAAAGAGCTTAGAGTTTTTTGTAAGGCCGTTAGTTTGGCGACTGGGACGGCCTTACTTTATTTCTTTATCCAGATCCAGCTGGAGACGGTGTACCCTTTCCCAGTTTTTGGAATCAACCGGGTTACTTCTGTCGAAGTAAGGGAACAGTGCTGAACAATACTGATGGATGTAGCACAGCAGGCGATACTTTTCATTTCGTTCGTGTCTGCATTCCTCTTGTAGCTTGGATACTTTCTTCTGGATAGAGATGATTTCTTTTTCTAATTTACTTTGGGATTTGGTCTGTGAAGTGGGTACACTTTGTACCTTTACTTCAAATTTTTCAGTGGTGTTTGGCATTTGACAACTAAAAATTTGATTAATAATTTTTTGGACAAAAGAAGAAGCGGAGCCTCTCCAAATGTCGCCAAACACCCATAACCTCAAAGAATTATGTGTCAGAGAAACTCCGCTATATTGCGAATTTTTCGATATGTATAAACACAACATACCGAGGTTATAAATGTTTGGCACTGCAAACATGGCAAATTCCTCTGAATTAACCAAGATTTTCGACCAAATATTTTCTAAATTCCGCAACATTTTTCTTCAATTTATTATTAATCAATTACTTTTTGAGCCTACTATCCGGTTCGAACGGATGACCTTCGGAGTACAAAACCGATGCTCTACCAACTGAGCTAAGTAGGCGGGTTGCCCGTCTTTCCGGGCTGCCAGATTGCCTCGACCGTTTAGTGAACTTATTCCCGTCCGTGCCGTCGTATCTCTATCCTTTCCGGCTGTCACAGGTTGCATAACGTATCCTGTCCGCGTCACATAAGCTGTACAATCATTCATACCAAAGAACTAGGGTTGTGGAGATGGGGCGATTCGAACACCCAATAAAGGTCTCACCCTTTTGCGCTATTTCTAAGTTTAATTACTCCTTATATTTCACGTACCGTACTTTCTACCATGTGCACCTTTCGAAAGTCAAAAGCACTCCACTGCGCATCTCTATTTTTGCCCGTCTTTCCGGGCTGCTAATCAGTTTTCTTTTTCTTCCAATTTGACTTCGGAATCTTTCTTCCTATCTTCTTGAAGTTTTATAATATCCTTACTGAATTGAATTACAGAATCCATTAACATTTCAATAGCTTCGTCTTTTGTGAAGAATTCTTTCCCGGATTCATCCATCTTTTCTCTCAACTTAGCCATTATCGGCAGGCTCATAAAAAAAATACTTGTAACCATATCTATCAATTTTAAAATTAAAACTTTCGAGGTCGGTGCGGGATTCGAACCCGCGTACCCAGTTTTGCGGACTGGCTCCTGACCACTCGGACAACCGACCCTTTGCCGGAGCAACCTATATATGGCCACAGTTACAATTGGCTGCCCCGGACTGATTAATTGTTGTTGATAATGGCACTCTGTACTTTTACCAGCTCTTTGTACCTTAACAGCTCCTGTTTAAGGGTTTCGCATTCCTGAAAATATTTTATCCAGGACGCATTGGCTGCACTAAGCTGCTTTTTAAGATCTTCAATTTCTTTATCCTTTTTGTCACTTACATTTACATTTGCATTGTCGTTCATAACTTTCCCCTTTTAAAATTTTGCCTTTCGTGCTATCTCCCGACAGGACTAAGGCTGAAACAAACACTTACTTTGTTGTCACTTAAAAAAGGTCCGGTTTGAAGATGTTGTGGTGTGAAGAAAAGAATGTCACCGGACCAAAGAACTCACGACATATTTTTATACAGGTTCCGCACCCTGTTCCCCCCCCCTTACTTTCACCCGGGGACGGTGTTAGGTTTACTTTGTTTAAGCCGGACCAAACCTTGCTAAATTCCTCCGCCATTACGTATCTTTATTTCAAATTGACAATAGAAGCACCGCTCCCCTGTACCTGTGGTAGAATCCCATTCCATTGCTTAATCTTTTCGTATTCGACTAGAGTTGGGGTTAAGGAATTTGAAATAATTCGGTTGGCCTCTGCCTCTGCTTTTGCTTTTGTCAATAAGCTCTTAGCTTCGCCTTCTGCTTTTGCGATATCTTTCTTGGCCTGAGCTTCTGCGCCCCGAATTTCATTCTCCCTCTGTTCTGCCTCCTGCATAGCTTTAATTTTATTATTCAAGGCGATCGTAACACTTTCCGGAACTCCTACATTCCCGAGTAAATAGATATCATTTAGTTTTATATATTTTTCGGCTGCCTTCTCTGTTGCTATCTTCTTTACTTCTTCAATAAAACTGATCTTACCTTCACCATACATTTGTTCGGCTGTTCGGGTGGAAGATGCTTTGTTAAATGCATCACGGACGGCATTCCTAAGAACGATATTAGATATTTCTTCGCATCCTTTTTTGTACATTTCAAATACCCGGGGAACGTTAACTTCTTCGATTTGGTACTCAATACCGACATTTGCCGATAATTTCATTCCTTCCTTGCTCTGGAATTCAAAGCCCCGGTTACCTTCTTCATCGTCACTCCATACCTTGTTTTGACGTTGGGTGGGAAATAAAAACAATTCTTCATTAATACCGATCCAATAACGGCCGGGACCAAGTGCCTCGTAGTCGACACCCTTGTCTTTACCAAGGAGATAAAATTTAATACCTACATTCCCGGCCGGAACTTTAGAGCAAGAAACAAACAAGGCTCCTAATAAAATTGCAAATAATAGTTTTTTCATTTCAGTTTTTTGATTAGTTTATAAATAATGGGGAAATAGAAAATTACATATACACCAAGTGTAAATGCTCCCAGCATAGGAAGTTCGTTCGATTCGTGGCTGATACTGAATGGCAGCCAAAATCCAAAGAATACGATCGCTATAATTAAATGGATCGCTATAATTAAAATTTGTTTTCTGATTTTTTTTGTTTCCATATTATAAAAATTATTCTTTCCAAGTTTTATTATTCCGAAGAGACTTACCGAAGTCCTGTTTCTTCTCCGGCCACATCGCCCAACCCAAAATACCAGACATCATAGCCAAAGGGAGGTTGTGGTACTGCCCTCCGTAAATACTGCATCCTAATATTCCAAGGGCAAGAAGAAAGGCTAATATTGAAAGAGTTTTCATGCTATAGTATATTACTTTGTTCGACGGATTGTTTGTACAGTTTTTCCCAGTCCTGTGTTTTATTAATTTTATCCGACTTTAATTCCCTTGATAATCCCGGCAAGAATGAGCTTTGTCCGGTTCGCTTTCCGCCATGCCATGTACTCCTGATACAAATTCTTATGTATAAGGAAAGACCATGTCTCATTTTTGAGATCAGATTCCTGTTCGGCTACAGCACGGTAAAAACTTCTGAATTCCTGTGCAGAATTGAATGGATGATAATCAGATACCCGTTTCGTGGGTGTACGTGCGTACTCCTTCTGTATAGAAGTTGATTCGCAAATTCTTTTCGACTTTTCGGACATTTCAAAAGAATTTGTATTATGTGTAGAAAATAAAGAGTGGTTCCACACTTCCCATTGTCCTTCACCAAGTCGTGGCAGTGGAGCCATTAAGCTTCCACATGGGGTTGTGAAACCATATATTAACAGGGTATAAAAAATACCCAACAGTAAGCTGTGGGTCACTATCCCACGACTTGGTAAAAAGGACACCGCAATATTAGAAAACATTTTTGCTTTCTCCAAATATTTTGCCAGGTATTTTTTATTATCCATTTTCATAGTGTCTTGTTTTTACGGGGTCGGCTAGACCAACAAAGCTGTCAAACTATTAAATATCATTCCAGCCTTCCCCGGTTATTGTTTTGTTTTTACTATCTTCGTTCAGTCAAATTATTAAATATCATTTGTTATGAAAGAAAACTTTGTAAAACTTACCCGTGTCGATGACGGGAATATCGTTTGTGTAAATCTTTCAAATATTACATTTGTAAGCCCCAACGGCAGCTATTTTGTTATTCACTTCATTGGAACAGACCATACTCTTACTGTGGTTGAAAACCCTTTTCCTCACTTGGTATAAACTCATACTCCACATTGTAGGTAAGGAACTTTATCCCGAAAAGTCGTATCGTTTTGGTACGACTTTTTGTCTTTCTGTTTTCCTGGAACTTCTCATCAGGACTTGTTTTGCTGTCGTTCCAAATTCGTTTTTCTGTAATGTTTATGATGCTCATATCTGTATCTTTTTTAGTTTCCTGTTTCACTTTTCACACGGAGCTTCCATTGAAATATCTTGGACATTATCAAAAGTCATGTCGCTGTTAAGCCACTCATAAACCATTTCCACTTCTTTAATATTCTGGAATCTCGAACCGTCATTGCGCAGGATGAGCAAATAAATGTTCCACTTGTGCAATGGTTTGTTATATATATATTCGAACACTCCCGGACATCCGGATATACATGGGTATATGTCATACACTCTTCTTTTCAGCCACTTCTTTAGTAGTCGTTTCATAACTTCTTGTTTTTAAAATATTCAGTTCTATTTGGAGTTCCGGCAATCAAAATGAGCTTGGACAAATCATATCTTACCTGTCCATTCCCTTCCCCGTCCTTTATCCCTTTTATTAATCCCCATGACTCCCAATTCGTTATATTTTTCCTGCCAAAAACCTTGTAAGCCTTGCTCTGGTTTATAAAAGGAGATGCCGCTCCCTGCATTACAAGCGTTTCATGTACCGAAACCCTGATATCATTTATCCGGCTGTCTAACATCTGACGTATCCGGTAAATTTCATCCATAACAGCAAAATCACCTTTCATACTTACCAATTATTTTATACGCTTCAATTACTTCCCGAGTCTTCACTTTCCATTTCTGATTTCCACTCCCTTTATCCGGATTAATTAACTTCGCTGCAATTGCTTTTTCCAACCTGCTCCGGCTACCTAAATATCTGATCGCTTCGTTCCGGCTCATATATTCATTGTATTTCTCTGCAATTGCTTCCCCGACAACATATTTTGTAAAGTCAATAAACTCACTCATCGACATTTCAATACGGTCGGTATTTTGAAGGATCAGCTCCATAATTATTTTAATCTTATTACATTTATCCCGTCTATAACACCCGCACTCGTTGCTTTATAAGAATATCCTTCCCGATTAAGAAACCTTACTATTTTTCTTACGTGCATCTCTGTATATTCCCGGAATGGGACAAAAAGACACGTTCCAGCCTGCATATCTAAAATCTGGCTTTTTAAAGTTTTGGGTTTATTAATTGCTATTTCATCCATTTTTTTTATTATGTTTGTATATTATTTATTTTTTATGCTCATGGATTAGTGTTTTCATCTAATCACAAGGCAAAGATAATCACAATTGTGATAAATTACATTTTAAATATGTATTATTTTATCTCAAATGTGATATTTATATTGATTATAAATAACGGTTATGGGAAATGAAAGATTTATATCTTATTGTATGGATGTAGAATATGTAAATTGATTGATGAACAATTAAAAAACAGTATTATGATAAAGATTTTATTTTATATGCTCCTATCCGTGGTTGCGGTTGGACTTGTTTCTTGTGGTTACAAGGATGAAGCAAAGAAAGTGACGCAAGATTTCTTCTCTGCCATTAAAAATGATAAAGAAGATAAGATGATAGAGCTATATCCAGAAGTAGGTAATCTTCAAAATTATTACAAGTCAGATACAATTATCGTGAAAGAAGTGACAGAACTTGAAGAAAAAAAATATAGTGTTTCTGTAACCAATAAGTTCACAAACGGATTCGGTAAAAGCTCCGAATCGCAAATAACAATATACACAAAGCCTAAAAATGAAGAAAAGCCGAGTGATGGCTATATTATTTATGATTCAAAAGGGCTTTGCGACTTATCTGATGAGTTAATATACAAATTTGCAAAAAGGAAAGGATATGTAAAAGGTGATAGTATTACAGACCAGCAAATAGCAAAGAATGTAAAAGAAGCCAGCACGGAATTGATGCAATTAACATTAAAATTCAATGCCTATCTTCTTGAAAATGTGAAAATTTCAGATTGGAGCTGGGAGTCAAGTGATTATAGCTACTCAGCAAGTGGGAGCGGTGTTGTAAAGAATAATACTAAATACAGCATCCCAAACTTAAAGTATATAGTTACATATAAAAGGAATGGTGAGGAAATATCACAAGATGATGGAAGTGTGTCATACGATGAAGTGCGCCCATACGGGATGAAATCTTTTTCGTTTTACACGTCCTATGTGGGTAATGCAAATAAAGCAAGCATCCGCCTTGATTTTGACAGTGAATTTATGATTGAAACAGTGGCAAATGGAGAATTTGATGATGCTGAATAGTATTCCTATTAAAGAAATATTATGAATATATACACTGCATCGGAGAAAACATACCTGCTAAGTAAGATTGCAGATGCAGGGATAAATTGGTACAGGACAAGGGACGAGCGGGAGACTGATATAATAAGAAGTGAGTTCGGAAGATGCTCATATAGAGAAGGTATGCGGCAATCTTTTGATTACCGCATTCACGATCAATCCTTTTTTCTCGTTTTCTCCCATTCCTCCAAAACTTCGGGATGGGAGAAAACGAGAAAAGAGAAGAAACTGTGAGCAACTTCAAAGCATGGATGATAATGTTCGTTTCTTGTAGTTGTTTGGTAAGAATCACAAGATAGGTTTAACAGGATGTTCCCAAGATGATAGTTGCATATGTCTATTTCTCTTTGCATGCTTGAAACAAGTGCCAATGAATCGTTTTTCATGACTTTGATTATTAAATATATAACATGATATGATTAAAAGAATAACTCGATTCTTGAAATTAATTCATTACAAATATATAATCTCAATTGTGATAAATCAATAAAATAAAGATTAAATGATAGATAGAGTAAGAAAAATAATAGAGTATAAGCAATGTTCTACAAATTCCTTTGCAGAAATGATAGGTGTGAAACAAAACACTCTCAATCAGCAATTGACTGGAGATAGAAAATTGTCTTTGGATGTTGTTCGGAAAATAATTTCGACCTGCAATGATATTTCCGCGGAATGGCTTTTAACAGGTGGCGGGGAAATGCTTAAAAATATTTCTGAAAATTCAGAAAATAATCTGAAACAAACGATTTCTGAGGAACGTAATACAGAAAGTACTAACGAAAATCAAGACGTTCCAATGAGTGAGATATTAGAATTTATGAAGCTCGTGTCGTCCAATATGGATAGCCAATTGAAGTCCTTCCACCTGCAAATGAGTGAACAACGGGTAGAAATGAAAGAACAAAGAGTTGCAATGATGGCAGAACTAAAAGAGCAAAGATTAGCTATGGTTGAGCAATTTACAAAACTATATACTCTTATGGATAAACAGTTTACCGAAGTCGCAAAAAGAAACGAAGCTGAAAGTAAAATACTGCAGGCGATGGTCAATAAGATTGCTCAGGTCGATGAAAAAACCGGCAGGATTATCCAGCTGCAAAAGGTATCAGGTGAGTAGATTTTTAGTGTGCTAAAATTATTATAAACATGCTAAATGAAAACAGAAGAAATAAAAGAACTATTTGTACGGCTTGAATCCATTTTGTGAAAATAGGTTGTTCAAATGAACGATTATGGAAGATACTAAAAATAATGATATTGTCATTTACCAGACAGAAGATGGGATAACCAAAATAGAGGTTAATTTCAACAACGATACCGTTTGGTTGTCGCAAGCGCAGATTGGCGAACTTTTTCAGCGCGAACGAAGCGTCATCACGAAGCATATCAACAATGTATTCGAGGAACATGAATTGGAAGAGAAAAGCAATGTGCAAATTTTGCACATTGCAAATTCCGACAGACCCGTCAAGTTATATAATCTCGATGTTATTATTTCCGTCGGTTATCGGGTAAAATCCATTCGTGGTACACATTTCCGCCGCTGGGCAACTGAGCGGCTAAAAGAGTATATGATCAAGGGCTTTACGATGGATGACGAACGGTTAAAGCAGATGGGCGGTGGTGGATATTGGCGTGAGCTACTCGATCGTATCCGCGACATCCGTTCATCGGAGAAAGTAATGTATCGCCAGGTACTAGATCTGTATGCTACGAGTGTCGATTACGATCCGAAAGCGGAACAATCCATCAAATTTTTTAAGATCGTGCAGAACAAACTGCACTATGCGGCACACGGACATACGGCAGCCGAAGTTATCTACGAACGCGCCGATGCCGACAAACCGTTTATGGGGCTGACAACTTTTGCAGGAGATTTTCCGACTAAAAATGAAGTAACCGTTGCCAAGAATTATTTGAACGAGGATGAGTTGAAAGTACTGAATAATTTGGTATCGGGGTATTTCGATTTTGCCGAAATACAAGCAATTCGCCACAAACCGATGTATATGGCCGACTACATCCAGCAGTTGGATAATATACTCTCTACGACTGGCGAGAAATTGTTGACGGACTCGGGTAGCATAACACACAAGCGGGCTGAGGAAAAAGCGATTGCCGAATATCGTAAATTTCAGGTGCGAACACTCTCTCCTGTTGAACAGGCCTATATGGACTCTATTAAGACCCTGACCGCAAAAACTTCAAAGAAGAAATGAGGTAGACAATTCATCATTTAATAGCTTGGGGAAAGAGATAATCTGCTACTAAAAGGGAATAAAAAGAACTAATTTATAAATGTGTTAAATCGAAACATCATGAAAAATCTATTATTCGTAATCTGTATAATTACATTTTGGTCTTGCTCTTCTAGCAGCGAAGGAGAACCGGAACCAATACCAGGACAACCGAAAGAATATATCGTTTCTTTAGGGTTAACAGGGGAAATAGATATAGAAGAATCTCCATTGTCTAAAGCAAGCGGAAATGATCTATATGGCGTTCAGGTGTATTCAAAGACTTCTAAAACTGACTATAAACCTTATGCTCATGGACTTTTTGATGATAGAGCATTATTAAAAATAAAACTAAAGTCTAATGAAACATATAAATTCATAGTATCGATGGTCCCTAATGGTGTTAGGACTATATGGTATAATATGGATGGGTATTGTCATCCATTTTATGTTGACAACAAGGAATATAAATTGAACAATGTATTTGAATATAATGAATTATATTTTGACGGATTAGACAAAGGGAATGCCGCAATTTATAAAAATGGTCCAATGCTTTTTGATGTTCCCAATATTGAACGATATTATGGAGAAGCATCAGATTACGTCCCTTCGGAAAATAGTGTTATTTCTATAAATATGAAAAGAGTTTGTTTTGGTGCAAAATTTACTGCCGAAGGTCTTACTGAAGGAAAGTTACACATAAATCTGCAAGGGGCACCTGAACTAATAATTGCTTATGGTAGTAATTACGAAGTAAAAGATATATTTACATTCGGGCATAAATATCCAAATACTGGTTCATGGATAAGTGATGATTATTCTGAAACAATTCCATTATCTGTATCATGGGAAAAAGATAATGGAGTTGTTATTGATTTAATTAATAAAGATATAACTTTTAAAAGAAACATACTAACCACAATTAACATTAAGATTAAAGACATCCCTATTGAAGATATTGACACCAATATTGGGATAACGCATGAGTCAGGTGAAATGACCCAAGGAGAAAATATAACAATAGAATCAGGTACCGGATTAGGCGGGAATGTTGATCCGGTTGAAAATCGGTAGAAATATTAGATTTATATCATTTTATTTGTAACTTGTAGCGTAAAATATCGTTATAATGATAGAGTTTGTAAAACAGGCATTAAATTCTCCGGCAGGATCGTTCGGATTTATCTTTGCTCTAGTGGTATTAGCATTCTGGTTGTGCCATTGGGTTACAAAAAAATTAACAAAGATAAATACAGATCATAGCCATTTGACATCAAATATAGATTCTACTATCACAAACATAGATGAAATAAGAAGGGATTTGGCATACATAAAAGGATCTATTGATATGATGCAAAGGAATTACACAGACGGATACACAAAAAGGAATAGCCCTATATCTCTGACCGAAAAAGGTAAAGATGAAGTCAGGAATAATAAATTAGATATTATTGTAGAAAGAAATTGGTCTACTATTTATGATATAATGGAAAAGGAAGTAGTTTCCAAAAACCCATATGATATCCAAACTTATTGTATTGAAACAGCTGCAACTGAACCCAATAAATTTTTTGCTGAATCAGATGTTCTGTTAATTAAAGAACTGGCATATAAAAAAGGACTTGCACTTATGACATATACAAATATATTAGGCGTATTAATCAGAGATAAATATTTTAGGCAAAAAGGCATAGATATAGACGATGTAGATAAGCATGCCCCACATCTGCAATAAACAATTTAGTAGAATGCTTTTTATGAAACAAATGTTAAGGAGTCAATTACAATTAAATATATCTACGAAGAATAAGAGTTGGACAAAATTTCAACTTGTCAGAAATTCTGACAAGTTCGAACAGAGGACAACCGGCAGGTAGAACTGGTTGAAGAAAGTTGCCCCAGAATAATTTGCGGTAACCTTCCATAAAAATTCCATAATCGAGTGTTGTTAAAATTGCAATGTATTGTAGGTGAAGTTGTTGTGTTTGATAAGTAATCTCATTCGTAATGCGTAGGTCGCGGGTTCGAGTCCCGCAATTGGCTCCACTGAAAATCAGCAACTTAAAACTAAAAGGGGGCAATAATCAATCGATTTTGACCCCCTTTTCTAGTGCAAAAAATCAAACTTTTTTGCCGTTATTTCCGTAAATGTTACACGATTGTTACACGAAAATTTGAAACAAAAACTTGGATCAATTCGGGATTTTTGTTGTTTTAAAATTTTTATTGCTGGTATGGTCATAAAGTGTACACGCTATGAAAGCAAAATATACACTCCGGCAGAGTCAGGCGTCGGTGAATCCATTTAAATGAGCTCATCGATGACCGGTATCAGGAACCGGAAACTTTCCCGGTTTTCGGTTTATGGGGTAAAACTCCACATATCGGCGGGGATAGGAGTGTTTGAATTCAATCCTCCGGTAGTGATATATCCCTTACCGTTTAAGGAAAAGCCGACAGCATACATCCGCTTTGTCATAGGAGCAGGGAGATCGCTGACTTTCCTCCAATGATCTTTTTGAATATCGTATTCCCAACAGGTATGAAGATACGGGCCCATCCCTGTCGTGATATATCCTTTGGTTTGTCCGTCCGTTTTGTCCGAAGTGAAAGCTACGGCATAAGCCCGCGGAATCTGGTCGTATTCTTCGTCGTCCTGATGGGATTTCAGATTTACCAGGGGGCGGGGAGCATACCATTCCTGGGTTATGCCGTCGAAAATATTTACATCGGCTAAATAGGACGTTTTATTCGCCCCGCTTGTACCCAGGCAGATTACCGCTTTATCGTCTATGACAAAAACCGAAGCTCCGTATCGGGCTTCACCGGGAAAGTAAAGTTCTGTCCAGGTCGAACCGTCGAAACAATATAAATCTTTCAAAGCATGGTTTTTAGGTGAAATGCCTGTACCTACGTAAGCTTTATTGTTTAACGAAAAAGCAATGGCATCTTTGCGGGCATTACTTTCGCCCTGGGCATCGGGAGGTAAATAAGTCACCGGAGTGTCGCTCCATTTACCGGTCGATGGGTCATAGGCATAGAAATCATGATGAAATTCATCTGCTCGATTTTTGGTGGATGGAGTATAACCTGTACCTACATAGGCGATATTGCCGAGCACAAAAGCAACCGCTCCGTAACGTTCTGTCCCCGGAAAGTCGGCGATACGGGTCCAGGTCGTATCTTTGTACATCCAAAAATCTTTTAATGCCTCGGTAGCTGTAGACAAAGTACGCCCCAGGCCGACATAAGCGACGTCTCCGATAGTAAAACTGACCCCTCCTGTACGTGGAATTCCCTTGAATGGATGCGATTCGGTCCACTGGCCTTGTGGTAATTCCGGTTCTGTATGGTGATCGTCATGACAAGCGATAAAGGCTACTAGATAAACAAGGAACGAAAAGTATTTCATGATTTTGTTTTTTTTTTACAAGTATAATTAATAAACAGATAATTTACAAACAAAATCTAAAATAAATGATCAGTCCTCCACTTGATCGGTTTGCGTATGTATATGGTTGAGGATTAAAGGAATTGCCGAAGTGATGCTGATGTCGTAGACATTGGCACAACGACCGCTTTCATCCGACCGTAAATCTTCATAAGGCCGGATGTCATAGTGGGCAGTACGTTTTTCCTTGTATACGTTTTTCAATTCGATATTTTTTTCAATTTCTTTTTCTTCTTCGGGAGTCACAATCCGGTAACCCATTAACAATTCCTCGACATTCCAGCGGTTGTGTTCTACTTCTGCCAGGATAACGATTTCATGTGGAGTGAGTTCTCGTATTCTATCTTTCATAGGTAAGGCGATTCCGATCGAGCGGAGCTTAGTGGCTATAGAACTGGCATTGTAAATATTCGACCATTGTTTCACTACCCGTAGCTTATTCCATTTTTCTGTCAATTCTTTTTCGGAAGGGAGATCCGGGGGATTGACCCCATGTTGATAAAAATAGTCGTAGACATAATTGATATATTTCGGCAGATATAAATTCTCCATCGTCAGGTCGTAACAGCGGTTGACCATTCCAAATGGCCGTAAAGCCTGATATTTTATAGAAGAATTGACGATTTGTAGAATCGTGTCCGAGGTTTCCTGGCGGATCAATACCGGAACCTGGTGGGCATAGACGGCATCCGGGAGATAAAGACCGAGGGCAAGACTGGTATGCGGAAAATTAAAACAGATGGCAATGGTCAATAGTTTATCTTTTTCACCGCTCCATTGCCCTAATAAGGTTTGGACAGGTTCGGATTCGGCCCTTCCCTGGATAAAATCCCATTCCAAATCGATAAAATCGGCTGTCGAAGTTCTGGGGCAGGGATGAAATGTCTTGTCTTGTTCACAATCCATAAACCGGGCTTCCGATAAGTCGAACAAATGACGGTAACGTCCCATGAAGAAATCCATTTCCCGTCTGGCTTCCCGGTCGATAAAGGTGATCCGCGTTTTTTTCCGGTGAGTTTTGAAGTTCGGGAAATGGGCGATATGGGCCGCTTCGATTGCCAGGGCTATACCCATACGGGTCATACCGATAATGACCAGATGAACGTAATTTTCCGAGTTTTCGCTAATTCCTCCCCGGTCCAGAGGGAAATAATGAATCGTGCCGTTACTTTCCGCACTGCATTTTACCAAAACCCGTCTAGCCCAGATCTCATAGAAATTGAAAGGAGTAAATTCGATGTATTGTTTGATTTGCTGACTGATATCCGAAACCTGAAATACCGAAAAAGTACCCTGATATTCGAATAAAACATGACAACAGAGTGGTTTTTTACGTTTGGTTTGTTCGCAGATTTCTGCCACACGTTTGACACAGTCGATATTTAAAGAATCCCGGTCGTATTCATTCGCTTCTCCTAAGATAAACAATTTTTCCGCTTTATGAACCCTGGCTTTTTTTAATTCTTCTTTCGAGTCCCGCCGTCCGTGCAGGATGACCAGTCTCCTTTCTTCTTTCCGGTT